ACCCCTCTTCTGACTCCACCATGACTTTACCGAATTCAAGGTGTTTTTCATCATCTTTATTAATGGAATAATTTTTAGCCGCTTGCTTTAAGATATTCATAAGTGAAGACCTCTTATCAATACTTATAACATCTGCTACGTCTCTCATGGTTTGCTTTAGAGCTTTTAGCTCTTTCAATACGGCTTCACCTCTTTTGGCTAAACTGTCATTAGTAGTAAAAGTATTTGAAATCCCTAAAGCAACTACGGCAGCCCTGATGTAGGGACCCTCAGTATCTTTTCTTTTAGTACTAACAGGTTCGCCTAATAGGGGAAATATATCTTTCACAATTTCTGAAATGTCCCTTTCTGAAGGTTTAGCAGGAGGAGGAGGAGTAGTAAGAGGAGGAGGAGGAGTAGTAAGAGGAGGAGGAGGAGTAGTAAGAGGAGGAGGAGCACTAGTAGGAGGAGGAGTAGCAGGAGTGGTAATAGTAGTAGTAGAAGTGTTAGTAGTAGAAGTAGCAGGTTTAGTAGAAGAAGAAGAAGAAGAAGAAGGAGAAGAAGAAGAAGAAGAAGAAGAAGGAGAAGAAGAAGAAGTATTTTTACTACCAAAACCTTTGGGTGCGGAAGTGCTACTAGATATTGTTTTCTTTGTTAAAAAAGTATTAATCGGGACGTTTTGTGTTTTTTCTCTTTTTCTTTCTTCTTCCATAAAATTTGTAAAATCAAAAATTTTTATCTTGATTTGTGATGATATTTCAAGCAATTTTTTAATAAAATCACTATTAAAACATATAGAACGTCGGGGGTTTTGTTGGAGTAAATTAATTATTATTTTCAATGTTTCATCATAATTATTTATAGACACATACAATTTAACAATAAGAGAATCGTAATAAGGACCACTAAAAGAGTTTGGTACTACATTAGGGGGGAATATTGTCACTAAATTTTCAAGTTCTAGATACATATTATCTACACAATCTATTAATAAAATAAAATTACTATTTCTACTACAGATTTCTTTATACGTTCCGTTTTTTTTGCTTCCAACTTTGCGGTTGAGTAGAGTTGTCTGTAAAAAACTTCTATAATCAGATAAAACTGGTGAAGCGTTATTAATTAAGTTGGTAAGATTACCTCCTTTCATTTTAAATTTAAGTTTATTTTTTTTTGTTTTTTTTGTTTTCAAACTTTTTTTTTTATTCTTTTTTGTTTGTAAATGTTTCATTATTATATAATAAATATAATAATATAATAATTTTAAATAATAACAAATAATTTATATTTATTTACAAAAATTAAATATAAATTACATTTTAAATAACCAATATTTTAAAAATAATTGATGTAGGCATTATAAATAATTCAAATGTTATAAAAAATATTGCTTATTATGATTTAAAACTATAATAATCTGTTGAAACAGAACGTGTAGCATAAGAAAGCGTTGGGTTTTGTGGCGTTGGTGTTTGTATTGTTACTGCTTGATATCTTAAATTGGCAGGTTTTAAACAAAATGCGTAACCACCCTGATCAAAAAATCCAGTGTTTTCCATTAAAAAATTGTCTACTAACTGATAACGCATAGCAACCATTTGACAGCCGTATGTGCGGCATAAAATGGCGCTAGGGTTTGATGGATTTACACCTGTATCAGGCAATACAATTGTCATTCCAGTTTTGTTATATTGTGTTAGCTCTTGTGTATCGGGATTATTTTTAACATTGTAATAATCGTAACCTCTCATAAAAATCGAATTGCTTGTTAAGTTTACATATTCCAAAAATTCTTCATTTTGTAAAAAAGAGTTATTAATTCTGTCTACTATTAGAATTACTTTATTTTGAAATGTTAATAGAGGAACGTTTCCTAAATTTTTTCCTGAATTTTCAAAACTATAATCTTTACCAAGCATAATATTAGAATAAGATTTAAATATATTTGCTAGATTGCTATACATTTTTTTATTGTTACTTTTAATTCTTAAATGAATAATTAGTGGGTCGGTTGAATTAGGGCAACTGCTACCTGAAAAAGCATAGTTTTTTATTACATCCATTACACTTTCAAAGCCAACTGAATTAAAAGTTTCCTTAATATAATAATTATTTGATGTGCTAGAGGCTACAACAGGTTTGTCATTTATTGAATAAATTTCAAAATCTAAACATCTAACGCCTTGTTTGATTAAAGATTTTAAAATATTTACGTTGACAAAATCATTTTTATAAGAACCGCCACTACAAGCGTTATAAGCAGTTTTGATATAATAATCAAACAAATTGCCTTTACAATCCGGGTCATTTGAAGATAATGGTTTAATATATCCATCTACAGATGGATACAAAGTGTTCATATAACTGACTGCTGATTTTTCTAATCTACTTAAATAAATCATATAACCAATAAATATTATCAAAATTATACATATGAATGTTATAATCATATAACTCTGAAATTCTTCGTCTAAATTTTGAATTTTGCTTAAATAATCTGTTGTTGTTGTTGACATTAATCTAATCTAATATATTGATAGTTTTTATTTTTAATTTAAGGGAATAATATTTTATATTATGATGAAATTAAGAATTAAAAAATAATGATAATATATACTAATTATGGCAGGAGGATTAATGCAACTTGTTTCAACAGGACAACAAAATGTAATTTTAAATGGTAACCCTAGTAAGACTTTTTGGAAAGCAACTTATAAAAAATTTACTAATTATGGAAAACAAAATTTTAGATTAGATTACACAGGTTCTCCATCATTAAGTTTAACAACAGAATCAACATTTAACTTTACTGTAAAAAGGTATGCTGATTTGCTTATGGACTGCTACATTTCAATCAATATGCCGAATATTTGGTCGCCAATTATGCCGCCACAAGAGTATACAAATCCCGACGGTTCGAAAGGATATACAGACTGGGCGCCATATGAATTTAAATGGATAGAAAACTTGGGTGCCCAAATCATCAGCAAAATAACAATAACTTGTGGCAATCAAAAACTACAAGAATTTTCAGGACAATACATTTTAGCCTCTACACAGAGAGATTTTCCTGGAACAAAAGTAGTACTATTTAGCGAGATGATTGGAAATACTCCCGAATTAAATGATCCTGGAAATTATGGCGCACGTGTAAACGCATACCCAAATGCTTATTATACTGCTAGCCCTGCTGGTGCGCAACCATCTATCACAGGAAGAACATTATATATTCCTTTAGGTGCTTGGTTCAATTTGGTTACGACACAAGCTTTTCCATTAATAGCTCTTCAATATAACGAGCTTCAAATTAGTGTATCATTTAGACCGATTAATGAGTGGTTTACAATTCGTGATGTAATGGATTATACAAATAATTTTCCAGCAATAGCTCCAAATTTTAATCAATTTTATATGCAATTTTATAGATTTTTACAAACACCTCCAGATGAAGAATTGGGTCCAACATCTTATGTAGATACTAGAACAAATTGGAACGCAGATATAAATTTAAATTGTACTTATTGTTTTCTCTCCAATGATGAATCGGAAATATTTGCTAAAAATGAGCAAAAATATTTAATAAAGCAAGTTTATGAAAAACCTTACTATAATGTTACAGGTCAAAACAAGATTGACATAGATTCTTTGGGTATGGTTATTAGTTGGATGTTTTATTTTCAAAGGAGCGATGCTAATTTGCGAAATCAATGGTCAAATTATACAAATTGGCCTTACAATTATATGCCGCAGGATGTTATACCGGCGCCAACATCAGGAGACGTTGAAAATCCGAATCCTACTCCTCCTCCACCAACACCGCCAACGCTAGGTCCAGGTTTAAATCCATATGGCACCTTAAGTGGTCTATATATTAGTGGAGTATATAATCCGCAAAATATAAAATCAATATTAGTTGCTCTTGGAATATTAATGGATGGTCAATATAGAGAGAATCTATTGCCAGCCGGTGTCTATAACTTTATTGAAAAATATGTTAGAACATCAGGTTATGCGCCTCCAGGACTATATTGTTATAATTTTTGTTTAGATACAAATCCATTTACAACGCAACCATCTGGTGCTATGAATATGAGTAGATTTAGTAATATTCAATTTGAGTTTACTACAATTTCACCCCCAGTTGACCCTTATGCTCAAGTTTTAACAATTTGTGACCCAGTAAC